GTTAAAATTACGAGGGTTGGCAAAGTGCAAGAGATGAAGTCAAGAGAGAGGGAGTTTTATAACATGTTAGTTCCATTCGTCAAAACTTATGGCCGTGAAATGATAAGAGAATTTTTCGATTACTGGAGCGAGCCGAACAAGTCACATTCAAAAATGAGATTTGAGCAGGAGCGGACATGGGATTTAACGAGACGATTGCAAACATGGGAAAAAAGAAGTAGAAATGGATTTAGTAAATACAACAGCGGAACTGATAAGTCAGCAGCTAATTATAAAGCCGTTGAAGCCTATCGAAATGAAAGTATTCAAAATCTCAAACCAATGGATTCAGAAGAACAGATGCCTATCTAATTTGTTGAGTAATTATTCTCCTGCCAATTGGTCGTATCTACCGCAAATAGGTGACGAAGCGTACACACGCGAATGTCCTTCCATTGGCGCGTTAGATGAACTCTATCAAATGAAAGGCGTTGCAAGGATGTGGATAGATGAACAAGTAACAGCGATGTACCTGATGTCCTCAAGCAAAGAGAACATGAGGACACCAATTTCATTGTTTGCAAGTAATTTTTCTGTCGTTGCCGCGCCATACAAATTGACAGAGTTAATGTTGTTCTTTTCAAGATATGCGGCTGGAATGTACGACAATTCTTATTCCACTTTCAATTCAAGAAGGATTGGCGTTGCTTTTCATTCTGAATTTTTGCCGCAAAGGGAGCAGGCTTTAGCGAAGCTTGAAAGACGTAAGGCTTCAAATATAAAAGATGAGGTTTCAAAAACACGATCAGCAAGGAAGGCTGGACGAACATTCAGACTCCTACCAAGGACGGAATGCAGAGCA